AAAACGGATGATCCAAACAATCCTGACGATCCTACTCGCTACATCAACGTCATGAAGAATAAGATTTCGGGCTGGCACGGTACGGTGATATGTAATCTAAACGGAGCCACCAGCCGCTATGGAGTTTGATGCTGGCAAGAAGTGGTTAGTTTTAGACCTAGAGACAACTGTCGATCATATTGAGGAACGTATAGATAACTCCCCCAAAAACCCTTTAAACAAGTGCGTGTCTGGTCACTATGGGTGGCTGGGCGATAACACGGTAGATATCGTACATTCAGATGTTTGGAACCATAACGACTATGAGGGTTGTGATCCGATACAAAGGCTAGAGGAGCATCTGGCTCAAGCTTACGGCTGCATCATGCACAACGCTAAGTTCGACACTGAGTGGCTGATGGAGATGGGGTTTAAGTTACCACCCTTTATCTATGACACAATGATCGTGGAATATCTATTATCTAAGGGCCAACGCAGACCGTTAAGCCTGAAAGAGAGTTGCCTTCGTAATGCCACTAAAAGCATAAAGAAGTCAGACCTTGTTGATGAGCTTTTCCATAGTGGAATCGGGTTCGAAAAAATGCCTTTGGACGTAGTTCTGGAGTACGCAGAAGCTGATGTTAAAGCTACAGGGGAACTGTTCTTAGCCCAGCGCAAAGCTTTAGATCGTGAACACAACACCTCACTAAAGACAGTTATCCCCTTCATGATGGAGATGATGCTGTTCTTGTGTGAGATTGAAATGAATGGCGTAAAGATAGACACTGAAGCATTAAATCTAGTGGAGCTTAAATTTAGGGCTGAGAAGGAGCAACTAACGGACGATCTATCTCGCATTATTGAACTGGTAATGGGTGACACTCCTATAAACATCAACTCAGGTAGAGATATGACCAAGGTTATATACTCGCGTGATGTCACTAACCGAGAAGCTCACATTCAGGCGTTTAACATTGGTACAAATGCAGCGGGTAAGTCTCTGAGACCTCCCTTTATGTCTAATGCTCAATTTGCAGACGCCGTTAGAGCTTCCACAAGCATCGTGATGCGTACACAAGCCTCTCAATGCCCTGACTGTAGAGGCGCTGGTAGTATTCAGAAATACAAAGTGGTTACTAAAACTAAGCTCGGTAAGAAGTACCGCACTACCGGAGAAGCCTATAAAAACCGTACAAAGTGTGCCGTCTGTGATGGTGCTGGTGCATTATATATCAGTACAGGAGTATCAGCGGGACTCAGGATGTCACCTAAAAGCCCAAATGATGCCAGTGCTAACGGATTTAAGACCGATAAAGGTACAATTCTTGAACTGATCAAAAGGGCAGAGGCCAAAGGTAATCTGCAAGCTGTTGAGTTTCTGACTAAGATGTCGAGGCTCAAAGCCGTAACTGTATACCTGGACAGCTTTTGCGCTGGCATTCAGAGAGGTACTAGAGCAACTGGCTTTCTTCACGCTAACTTCAATCAGTGTGTTGCAGCCACAGGTCGGTTGTCTTCAGGCGGTGGTATTACACTTAACCTCCAGAACATGCCTAAGAGAGGTTTTCCTGTTAGGGCTTGTATAGTCAGTCGATTTGAAAACGGCCTGATTTTAGAGGCCGATTACTCAGGCTTGGAGTTTCGCACGGCTTGCGAATTGTCGAGGGATAGCCAAGGCATCGCCGACATCCTAGAAAGCAAAGACATCCACCGTCAGACTGCCTCAATCTGCCTTCAGAAAGACCCAAAGGATGTGACCAAGGATGAACGTCAGGGCCATAAGTGGGCGTCCTTCCAACCCCTTTTTGGCGGGACAGGATTTGGTCAGCCAGACCACATAAAGGCGTACTTCGATAGATTCTACGATATTTATGAGGGTATTCATGGCTGGCACAAATCTCTGATGGACGGCACTTTGAAGGATGGGACTGTGCAGACCCCGTCAGGACGCCAGTACTTTTGGCCTAACGTAGAGCGCACTCGCAACCAGCGCGTCACGAATGCTACTCAAATACTTAACTACCCAGTGCAGGGCTTCAGTGCCGACCTTGTTCAGCTAGCTTGTATCCGCGCATTTAGGTTATTTAAGGCTCATAATCTACGCTCCAAGCTTATCTTAACTGTCCACGATAGTATCGTTGTAGACACTCATCCTGATGAAATAGAGCAAGTTAAAAGTATTTTAACAGAGGCTATGACCAAGGTAGGTGAGGAATCTGAAAAGCTGTTTAATTACAAACTAGTAGTTCCATTAGACATTGAAATTTCAGGAGGTATAAACTGGCTAGACCAAGAGGAATATGCTTGATTGCGCCACTTAACTACGATATACTGAAGGTCCACAAGAAGGATATTTCTTAATGACGGAACTAATGCTACAAGAAAATGGATATACTCTAGCTGAAATGGCAGAGGCGTTGGGTTCAGGTTCAACCTCCGCAGGGCCTAGCATCCCTAGTCTACAAATGAATTATGATGGTGAGAATGGTCCTATGGGTGCATTCTATTTAAAAATGGGCAAGGCAGGTAATTGCCAAGACAATGCTTATGCCACAGAAAATGTGAGATTTAGAGCATTGAGTAGTCATGTCCAATGGCAACATTGGGTAGATAACGAATTAGCTAATAAGTCACTCCTAGTAAAAAATATGCGTTCAGAAGCTAGAGATCAATTAGGCGGGGTCAGGTGTAGTTTACCTGACTATGATGATTTATGGGCTTTGACTGACGATCAACGTGCAGCCCATTCGGGTAAGGAAAAATACCGCGTTGTTCGAGGTCTAGTTTCCTACACAGGTAAGACGCCTGATGGTCGGGAAGTAACTTATGAAAATCATCCCTGTATATTCAGCGGCAAGCGTAAAAACTACGGAAAATTTTATGACGATGTAGTTAGTAAGATGCCTCAAAAGATGGAAATCTGGGACTTCGAAAGCATACTGTCCAAACAGACTGTAACAAATTCGTATCAGAAAAAGTACTATATTATGCGTTTTGCTCCTCAATACAGTAACAAATTGGAAGTGGACCAAGTTATTGTTGATAGTATAAATCACGTTTTAGGTTTGGTCCTAGATGAAAATAAGAAGATTGAAGAGCTATACAAAAGTTCTATGCGCGGGAAGTCTGTAGAGGCTACGGAAGACCTCGCTGTAGCTGCCTTAGAGTCGGTGGATGTTTTCGACTCGGATTTCGTTTAATGCGTATTCTGGAAGGTATGAGTAATGAGATGTACCACTCAAGTGATGGTATATCTTCCTCCGCAGTAAAAGCTGTTTATAAGAAATCTCTGGCTCATTGGAAGGGTGAGAAGAGGTCTCAAACAGCCGCTTTTACAATGGGAACAGCAATCCACAGCCTCTTGCTCGAAGAAGACAGAGACCTTGTTGTAAAAGGCCCCAAGACAAAGGCCAGTGCAGCTTTCAAGTCCATGAAAGAAGAGCTTACAGCGGATCAGGTACTACTCACAGAGGTCGAGTATAATGTAGCTAATCGCATTGCTAAGGGGGCCTTAGACAACCCTACGTGTAAGGAAGTTCTGAGGCATTGGAACCGTAGAAACGAAGTCAGTATCTTCGCTGAAGACCCTATCTCAGGGCTGATGCTTAAAACCCGTCCAGATTTGATGATTGAGTCTCAACAGACGGTCTATGATGTTAAGAGTACTCAAGACGCCAGCCCGAAAGGCTTTGCCTCAGAATGCTCGAAATATGCGTACTTCATCCAAGGTGCGTTCTACGTTTACGTCTGTAAGTTGGCTGGCTTAGACATTGAAGAATTTAACTTCATTGCCTGTGAGAAATCCGCTCCGTATGTCTCTCATCTGCATGTCTTAGGACCAGAAGCTATGGAGTGGGCTACTGAACATATGCACCGCACCCTGGCTGTAATGGCTGAAGCAAATTCCAAAGAAGATTTTGGTACAGGCTGGGGCGATTATACAATTCTTGAGAAGCCGAAGTGGGGATAACTACAGCCAGCGGTAAGGCTAAGGGGCGCAAACATCAGCAGTGGACTAGGGATCAAATACTAGCTCTCCATCCCACTGCACTTCTCCCCGATGATGTCAAAAGCACCTCTATGGGCGCTGGCGGTGAGGACGTTCAATTGTCCCCTGCCGCCAGACGCCTCTTTCCATACTCCGTAGAATGTAAGGCCCACAAATCCTTCGCCTTTTACAAGATCATGGAACAGGCCGCAGCTAATTCTCCCAAGGGATCAGAGCCTTTGGTCATCATTAAAGGTGACCGCAAGAAGCCTCTTGCCGTGGTGGACGCAGAACATTTTTTTAAACTGACAACTAGAGGTGACACATGACTAAGATTGCAACCAATACGGTGAAGTTCGTACTGACCATTGATCAAGATACTGGTGGAATAGACATAGAAGCAGAATGTAATCTCTCTAGCACAATGGCCGAAGATCAACGGGAATACTTCGAAAATGTTTTAGAAGGTCTCATATCCAAACTCAAGACTGAGCCAGACTCGTTTGCTAGAGAGGGTTATTTTCTAAGTGAGATACATGCTCTTCGCAGCGTTATAGATGATGGCGATTGGGAAGACGATGATAGTGGGTTTTCAATAGAATTTGAACCAGATGATGATCTTGTTGATAAAATTACTGAAAAGAAGAACGGCAGCAAAGTAGTTCTCTTTAACGGAAAGAAGTTGCACTGATGGCTAAGTGGGGTGAAATTCCGCCGCTGGAAAAAGCGCAATCGGCTCCTGACCAGGTAAATCAGCCGCCTCATTATAATAGCAGTTCTATTGAGTGTATCGATGCGATGGCAGCAATGGCCGAGGGTACTCAGATGCTCCCCCACGCGGCCTACTGTTGGCAAAACTCGTTCAAGTATTTGTGGCGTTTTCCATACAAGCACACATCCGTTGAGGGTAGCCTGACTGACCTGAAAAAGTGCCGCTATTACCTAGATCGCTTAATTAAACAAATCGAGGTTGACCTATGAATATGCAAGACTACCAGACCCAAGCAGGTAAAACTGCCATCTA